CGTCACCGTCGAGACCCTGCGCCCCGACGTGCACTGGGCCCGCATCCCCGACCCCGCCTGGCCCCACCCCGCCGGCCGGCCCGTCATCGACATCGCGCGGCCGCAGGTGGCGGCGCAGGAGGCTGCTTGAGCCATGGGACGCATCGCCATCGTCGTCAAGCGCAAGGCAGGTGGAGAAGTCTCTGCCGGGGTGATGTTCCCAGACAGCGTGTCTGCTGACGGCCTGACTCATCTGGCCCAGGCCCTGCACGCAGCCATCAGCCAGGGTTGCGGTTGTGCACGGGATTTCACTGCAGAGCCCACCGTGCGCCTGATGCTGGACTCGGCCGATGCCATGGCCGACCTGCAGCTACTTGCCGAGTCGGCTGACCGTCTTCCCAAGCTGCGCCAGGCTCTGCTCGACCTTGGCGATTTCTCGACGGAAGTCTCCCTGCTCCAGGGCAATGTCCACGCTGCACCGGGGGCAGGCGATCTTTGTCTTGTTCTTCAACTGCCCGAGCGTGTGCGTGAACTTGCCGCGGCAACTCGGGCAGGTGAGTTCGATGGCGTGTGAGTCCAAGTTCAGCTTCATGGGCGCTCCTTGCGTGGATGGCTGCGTGAGAACTTCCATCGTAAATCGCAAGGGGCGCCCGCCCTTCCTCATCTCCAACCGAGTCTCCACGGGCAGCGGTGCTCTCACAGTCGCCAGCCGCAGCCCCTTTGCGCCAGGCTGGCCGGCCGTGATGCCGGCTGCCGGGCATGGCCACCGGGCGCCCCTGGCCCAGCAGCATGGCCATGCGCGGCGGCGCGTTTTTTCTTCCCACTCCCTGGCAAGCCTGAGCCATGGCCGCCATGGTTGCGCAGGCGCCAGGGCGGGCACTGAGCACACGCAAGGGCTGAACTGATGGCAGGGCAACGAGTCTCCCGAGAGGCCGCCGCCGGCCGCGCCGGCCCGGCTGGGCGCAAGGTGGTGGTGCAGTTTGAGGCGCGCATTGGCAACCTGTACCTCACCCGCATGGGCCGCGTGTGCAAGCTGCTGCGCATCGAGCCGGCCACGGCGGACCGGCCGGACTGCCTGCTCGGCTTTGGCTACGTGGACGAGCACAACCGGGTGCTGCGCCAAGGGCCCACGGTGGACGGCTTTGACATGCACGAGCGGGTGGCCAGCCGGCTGCTGACGAGGGTGGGGGCACCGTGAACGTGCAGGACTTGGACCACATGCTGGAAAACATGCCCGCGCAGATGCGCGCTCTGCGCCAGTGGCTGGTGTGGCGGTTTGAGACCTTTGAGGGCGACAAGAAGCCTCGCAAGGTTCCCTACTACACCAACGGACGCAAGCGCCGTGGAGAGCAGGGCAGCGACGAAGACCGCCAGCAGCTGGCCGCCTTCAGTGCCGCCTGCCATCTGGTGGCGGCTGGCCGGTTTGACGGCATCGGCTTTGCCTTTCTGCCTGGTGACGGTCTCATCGGCATCGATGTGGACAACGCGATCGACCCTGAAACGGGCGAGGTGTCAGAGCGCTGCCTGCAGATCATTCAGGACTGCGCTTCGTACACCGAGTACAGCCCGAGCGGGCGCGGTGTGCACATCATCGTTGCCGGCCAGACCCAGACCTTCAAGGACAACGCCATTGGCGTGGAAGTGTTCTGCGGCCGGCAGTTCTTTACCTGCACGGGCAAGCGCTGGCCCGACACGGTGGCTGATGTGCAGCCGATTGCCCAGGACGTGCTGCAGGCCCTGCGCACGATGGTGAAGCCCGAGCGGCCAGCGCATACGCCAGCGCCTCGCCCGATGGCTGCCCAAGCGGGCCCGCAAGACCTGGCCTTGCGCCTGGAGTCTGCGCTGCTGAGCCTGAGCCCTGACATGGGCCACGACGATTGGGTGCAGATTGGCATGGCCATCAAGGCATCGCTGGGTGAGGGCGGCCTGCGCTTGTGGGACTACTGGAGCAGCCGGGGCGCCAAGTACCCCGGCAGCGAGTACCTGGCCCGCAAGTGGCAGAGCTTTCGCGGCACGGGCGTGACCGAGGCCACCGTGTTCAAGCTGGCCATGGACGCCGGATGGCGCCCTCCGCGCCAGGCCCGGCCAGCACCCCCCGCAGCGCGTGCCCCAGCACCGCCGCCCGCAGGGCCCATGGACGCGCCAGATCTGCAGGACGACGCGCCCGAGCTCGACGAAGCGGACCTGGCCGACGGCACCACGTCTACCCCTTCCACTGGCTCCGCGCCGGGTGGAAGGCGCAAGCCCCGCAACAACCTGCCGCCCGCGCTGGATGCCCTGCTGCTGCGCAACACAGAGGGTGGCGTGGCGGACTGCCGGGAAAACGTGTTTCTGGTGCTGAAGCACCACCCCGAGCTGGCCGGCCTGGTGGGCTTTGATGAGTTTGCCCACCGAGTGCTGAAGCTGCGCTCTACGCCCTGGGGCTCAGAAGCGGGCGAGTGGAGCACGGACGACGATTACAGCCTGGGCTACTGGCTGGCCACGCAGCTGCGCCTGCGGGTGCGCGCTGAAGCCACGCTGGTGGCGGGCGTGGCCATGGCCGCCAACGACAACAAGTTCCACCCGGTGCGCGAGTACCTCAGCAGCCTGCCCGCCTGGGATGGCATTGAGCGCCTGCCGTTCTGGTTGAGCGAGTGCGTGGGAGCGAATGAAACGACCTACACCCGCATGGTGGGCCCCTGGTTTGTGATGAACCTGGTGCGCCGCATCCGTGAGCCGGGATGCCAGGCCGACTACATGATCGTGTTGGAGGGCAAGCAAGGCAAGCGCAAGTCCACCAGTCTGCGCACGCTAGTGGGACGCGATGAGTGGTTTGCAGACACGCCCATCCGCATTGGCGACAAGGACGCGCTGCTCAACCTGGCCGGCAAGTGGCTGTACGAAATCGCTGAGCTGGACAGCTTCAGCCGAGCGGAGATCACGGCCGTCAAGCAATACCTCACCAGCCGGATTGACCGTGTGCGCGAGCCGTTTGCCCGCCGCCCGACCGACCGCGCGCGCAGCTGTTGCTTCGCGGGCACTACCAACCAGGACGAATACAGCAAGGACAGCACCGGCGCCAGGCGCTTGTGGCCGGTGGCCTGCGATGGTGACATCAACCTGCAGAAGCTGGCCGAAGACCGCGACCAGATGTTTGCCGAGGCCATTGCCCGCTTGGCCAGTGATGACCCCGAGGTGCGCCGCTGCTGGCCCACGCGGGATGAAGAAGAGAAGTACCTGGTGCCAGAGCAGGAGCGCCGTGAGATTGGCGATCCGTGGTACGAGCGCATTGCAAGCTGGGTGGACTCGCGCGCAAAGTTCAACAGCGAGCGGGTGGACGAGGTGGCCGACATGGACTCCTTCACGACGCAGGAGATCCTCACGCACTGCCTGGGCGTGCCCATTGACCGCATTGACGGCGCACGCCAGATGAGCACCCGCGTGGGCATTGCCATGCACAAGCTCGGGTGGCTGAAGCAACGTGACGCCACGGGCGCCAGGCTTTGGCGCTACATCAGGCCCAAGGCACGGCCAGGTGCGACAGATCAGAACAACGCGGTGGGTGGTCCCACCAGCGAGCCGCAGGCCGGTGGTCCGGCCGAGGAAACGCTCGATGAGTTCTGACATCCGTCCAACCTCCGTCCAACCTCCGTCCAACCTTTCGCAGAGGTTGGACGGCAGGTTTTCCGAGGGAAAAACGCCGCCGTCCAACCTCGTCCAACCTCCCTCACGTGCAGGCGCGTGTGTGGGCGCAGGCGGGGGCGTGCGGACGCCCGCCCGCCCGCCCGCCCGCACACCGGCGCGCACACGAGACCAGGGGTTGGACGAGGTTGGACGGTTGGACGGCCACCACCAAGAAGGGCAGGCATCAGGCCAGGCCAAGGGGAAGTCACTCAGGGACTCAATGCCTAAGACCGCAGAGCTTGTGGACTGGCTGCGGCAGGAGTTTGGCAAGGAAGCTGCAGACCGCATCGTGCTGCAGGGCAAAACCGCAGCAGGCGGGTTCTACGCCGCAGAGGTGGCTGCTGACGGCCCGCTCAAGGAATTCGGCAAGACCCGCAGCGGTGCGGCAGCGCAGTTGCTGGCAGACGGCACGCTGGGCTGGAGACAGGGAGCAAAACCATGAGGATTCAGGTGGACATCAGCGGCCTGCGCGGCTTGGGCGGCTTCATCGACAAGCAAGCCCGCTATGCCGCCGCAGTGGCCTTGACCAAAACCGCGCAGGAGATCCGCTCGGCCATCCCCGCAGAGCTGGACAAAGTGTTTGACCGCCCAACCACCTTCACCAAGCAGGGCACTTACCTTAAGGCCGCCAGGCGTGATGAGCTGGTGGCCGAGGTAGGCTTCCGGCCGATTCAGTCGAAGTACCTTAAGCTGCAAGCCGAGGGCGGCATCTATATGCCGCGCGAGGGCGGAATCCGCCTGCCCGGCAACATCCAGCTCAACGCTTTCGGCAACATACCGCGCGGCACCATTGCCAAGCTCAAGGCCGCAGCCGATAACGGCCAACTGAGTGCAGCGCTGGCCAAGCGGTTGAACGTGCAAGGCAACCGGCGCAAGGGCGCCAAGCCGCTGCAGCTGTTCTTCGGCGTGCCCCGCGGTGATGCTTGGCAGAACGCGCCGCTGGGCATCTGGCGCCGCGTGCCTGGCGTCGACGGCGGCCCGGGAAAGCTGATTCCCGTGATCCTCTTCGAGGACACACCAGCCAAGTACAGCAAGCGCCTCGACCTCGGCCAGATGGCGCGGCCCATCGTTGCGCAGCGCTTCCAGGCCAACTTCGCTCGCGCGCTGGCCGATGCGATGAGGACGGCCCGATGAGCCGGACACCCCCCCGGGTTGGGTCCTTCCCAGCAACCTCTACTGCGGGTCATTCGCAGCGCGTTTGCGGACTGTTGCATGGCCTTTCTAAGGGGGTTATGTGATTGTCAATTTGGTGGAGCCGGGTACACAGGCGCAGCTCGCCGAGCTGGTTGGAGTGACTCAGCCCGCTATCAGCCAGGCTGGCATTCAGACTGGCCCGCTTGGCCAGATGCTCCGCGACTACTGCCACCGCCTGCGCGAGATCGCCGCGGGCCGTGCCAGCGAGTCGGGCGGGCTTGACCTGGTGCAGGAGCGGGCAGCTCTGGCCCGGGAGCAGCGCCTGGGTCTGGAGATCAAGAACGCCGCGCTCCGCGGAGAGTACGCCTCAGTAGCCCTACTGGCTGAGGTGCTGGCGTCAGCCAGCCAGGCGGTGGCAGAGCGCTTCGAGCACCTGCCTGGTGTGCTGCGCAAATCCTGCCCGGAGTTGACCGAGTCCCAGCGCGATCAGATCTTCGGCGCGATCGCCAGCGCGCGCAACGAATGGGTGAACTCCACCGCCCAACTGGTGGCGAAGTCATTGACTGAAGACGAGGACGACCCGGAGCTTCTGTTCGATGAGCCGAGCACCAACTGAGACGCTTTGCGCGGTTCTGAACGCGATCACCGCGGGCCTGGAACCGCTGCGCGCTGTGGCGCCTATGTCGCTCAGCCGCTGGGCCGAAGAGCATTTCCGTCTGTCGGCCGAATCCAGCCACACGCAGGGTCAATGGCAGGCCTACCCGTTCCAGAAGGGGTGGATGGACGCCTTCAGCAACGACGACATCGAGGAGGTCAACGTCCGAAAGAGCAAGCGGGTGGGCTACACCAAGACGCTGGTGGCCTTCGCCGCGTACAACATCGCGCACCGCCGGCGCAAGCAAGCCATCTGGCAGCCAACCGACGACGACCGCGACAGCTTCGTCAAGTCCGAGATTGACCCCATGCTGCGCGACGTAAAGGCTGTGCAGCCTTTCAAGCTCAAGGGCAAGGAAGACACCCTAAAGCTTAAGCAGTTCCTGGGCTCAGTGATGCACACGCTCGGCGGCAAGGCGGCGCGGGTTTACCGTCGCATCACGGTGGCAGTCGCCATCCTGGACGAGGCCAGCGCCTTCGACCTGGTGGTCGAGAAGTCCATTAACCCCGTCGAGGGTGCCCGCGGCCGCCTGGAGGGCGCACCGTTTCCCAAGCTCATCGTGGGCAGCACGCCGCGCATCAAGGGCCTGGACCACGTCGAGACGCGAGAGCAGAACGCCGAAGCCGTAATGCGCTACCAGGTGGCCTGCCCCCATTGCAGCGTCGAGCACCCGCTCATCTGGGGCGGCAAGGGCTTGGGGCATGGCTTCAAGGGTGGTGGCATGGGCGGCGACACAGGCCCGGTTCGCCACCTGTGCCCGCACTGCCGGGGCGAGCTAAGCCAGGCCGAGTACCTGCGCCTCTACGCTCATGGCGCCTGGGTGAGCGACTGCGGCGCTTACCGCTACGGTCACGACGGCTTTTGGCGCGACGGTGCCAATGAACCCATTCACGCCCCGCGCCACGTCGCCTTTGTCATCTGGGCCGCCTACAGCCCGCAGCGCGAGTGGGCCGACATCGTGCGCGAGTTTCTTGAGGCCAAGAAGAAAGCGGACGAGGGCGAGAACGGCCCGCTGATCACTTTTGTGAACGAAACGCTTGGCGAGGTGTGGGAGGAAGTTTTCGAAAAAGCCGACCAGCACCAGCTGGCCCGCCGCGCGGAGTCATACCCGCTGCGCACCGTTCCCATGGGCGGCCTGGTGCTGGTGTGTGGGGTGGACGTGCAGGACGACCGCTTCGAGGCCGTCGTGTGGGCCATTGGCCGCGGCGAGGAGATGTGGGTGGTGGACTACGCCGTTCTGCCGGCCAACCCGGCAGACGAGCGGGAGTGGGCCAGGCTCGACGAGTACCTGCTGGCCAAGTATCCCCACGCGGGTGGCCAGCAGCTTGGAATTGATGCGGTTGCCGTTGACACCGGCGGCCACTTCACGCACCAGGCCTACAACTTCTGCCGACAGCGCGAGCGCCGCCGCGTGTACGCCGTCAAAGGCGACCATCAGCCCAGCAAGATGGTCAAGAGCCGCGCCTCTGTGCAGGACGTCAACTGGCGAGGCCAGATCCTCAAGCGTGGCGTAAAGCTCTGGTTCGTTGGCACCGACACCGCCAAGGATCTGCTTTACGGTCGCCTGCAGGTTACCCAGCCGGGCCCTGGCTACGTCCACTTCAGCAAAGATCTTCCTGACCAGTTCTTCGAGCAGATGACCGTCGAGGCCCGCGTGCCCGTGCGCACCGCCAGGGGTATCGATTTCAAGTGGGTCAACGCCAAGCGCCGACGCAATGAGGCTTGGGATTGCAGCGTGTACGCCATCTTCTGCACGCACATGCTCAACCTGCACGTGCGCACTGACAAGGAGTGGAAGCGGCTTGAGGACGCGGTGCAGCCCTCGACGCTTGACATGTTCGCCGCAGCCATCGCGTCAGCCCAGGTCCACAACCTGCCGCAAACCACCGCACAGCAGCTGCAGGCCACTCCCAGATCACCAGATGACCACCCACGCGTGGACCTGCCGCCACGGCCGGACCGCCGGCCCGCCGTGCCGCTGCCGCCCATGCCCGCCCCGCGCCCGCGGTTCTCCATCAACTACAAGCGCTGAGCCGCCGCCATGCCCAAGCCCAAGCCGCCCACCTATCGGCCCGCCGCAGCGGAGCAGGCACCCGCCCCGCAGCCGCTCCAAGAGCCCCCGCGCATGCCCTGGGACGATGCCAGCGCCGGTGAGGACATCGTCAGCGACATCCTGCGCCGCGTGGTGCAGCTCAGCCCCGCCTTCACTGCTGCGCTGGCCGCCCAGGTGGACCGCCAGGTGCGCGAGCACTGGGGTGGAGACCGGCCCTACATCGCGCGCCGGGCAGGCGAGGGCACCAGCGCCCGCAACGCCGCTATCCGGCGCGACCACCGCAACGGCGAGCACATCGGCCTGCTGTGCCGCCGCTAC